AGTAACGTCATTGCTGGATACAACAGAACCATTGCCTACCCAGACAATAGTTCTATCCTGGGCTGAGTCACAGGTGTGACTATCACTGGTTACCCAGGCAGGCCCACGAGTCTGTAGCCAGAAGTATTCACCGGAAGCTACAGCCGGAGGAGCACACACTCCAAGGAACGTTACGTAGTCACCACCAGAGCCATCACCTTTGACACAATAGAACGGATTTTCCATCAGTTCAATGGTTGTGGTAGCTGCCGTTACAGCAGTGACCAGTTTATTGTCCAGTTTAACAGTCAGTGAGCCACCAGGTGTTACCAGGGCCGGATGACTGATAATCTCAAACATCTGCGGATGCTGTGCAGAGCCGTTGCCCACTACTATGAAGCCACCAGCAAGTTCATTCTCGGACAGCACACCAGTGGTCAGAACACCGATATCAGTGTCAATGGTTACTGTGACATACTGACTGCCAACAGCACCAGCAGCCAGAGTTTCCTTAGGGTATGCAGCTGCCATAGCTGCAGCAGTTGCCTGAGTCGGAGCCACTGCACAAGTATTGGTTTTCTTTGCCTTGTAACAGCCCCATTCAGAGTTACAGGTACCACTTGCATATGCATAGTAGAATGTCCTCATGCCTGACACAAGCTTAGTGCCAATGGGGTATTTCTTCACTGTGTCAACAGCAAGAATATTGTCTGGCAGAGCCAAGTTCTGTGCAATGTCTCCACCAAGGCCAGGAACTGGCATGATGTACTTGCCATCACCGATTATGAGCTTTTCTACAAACAAGGTTACATTTTCACTCATTATCATTACCTCCTTAGATCACTATCGCTGCATCAGTTATGTCGTGTATGCGAGTAAGGGTTAGCTTACTACCGACCAGCAAGTTGATGTAGCTTACAAGACGCAGGCCACGAGCATCGTAATCTTCAAGTTCCTTGAAGTATGCGATCTTGTACAGTTTGCTCTGCATCTCAGGATTACCGAAAGCGAGAGTTACGCCAGGACTGCCGGAGAATACATCACCGGACTTTACGCCAAAGATGCTGTATACCTTTGTGCCTGATGCGTACTTGCCTCTTGCAGTTGTGCCACGACCAGTATCGGCCTGCTCAGCTACCAGATAGTCAGACCGAACTAACGGCCTGGACTGGAAGTACATAATGGGATTACCAAGTTCATCAATACCTCTTGTAAAGCCCATCATGGTTCCTGCAGTCGCTGTTGCTAGTCCTGCAAAACCAACTTCCTCATAAGCTGCATCAATGCGAAGCCCGAGGCAAGGCGGTATGAGCAGATAGTCACAGCCCTGCTTCATGTTGTCAAGGATAAGTCTTACCTTGCCTACTGACAAAGCTGCACTTGCCATGTCAATGTCATACACACCATCAGCAGCAGCGCCAGTATCGTTAGTAGCAACCCAGGCATGATAGCCGTCCATCTGAAGACTTCCACCATAAGTAGTGTCATCATAGATCATGCTATTACCGATTGCTCGACTCATGCCCTTCTTCATTTCCCAAAGGACTTGTGCTTCATAGTTATTGACTGTGCCATACACGTCAGCAATGAAGCTGTCCAGAATGCGAGATACAGCCTTACGCTTCAGCTCCACTTCCATAGGAGTGTACTCGATGGAGCTTGACCAGGTCATCTGCTCACCAATGTCAACACTGGCAACAGAGCCATCCATTACGACCTTTTCCCTATTCCACTTGATTGATTTGCCAAGAGCGAGTGCTACTGCGACTCTCTCTACTGGGTTATTCCGCATAACATCTTGCTCAACAACACCAGGGATCAGTTGTTCCTGAGTAAGATACTGTGCATCAACGAGAGTTTTCCAATGTCCAACTACTGCACCCAAAGTTTGTTACCTCCTTAAGATTTTTTTCGTATTGCTTCAAGTTCATCGTTCTCACGTGAGAACGGTGCCTTGGAGGGAGTACCCTGGCTGCTTCCCCTTTCATAGAAGGAGTTACCGCCGGCATTACTACCTTTACCAGTAATCTTAAGAGCCTCTTTGAGGGTATCCAGTTCAGCTTCTGTTTTACCGTCAAGTACCTTTGGGTCTACACCATACTGCAATGAGATCAGTTCACGCTTGGTTTCAACTACCTTATTCTCATACACAGGTATTAATGCCTTAACAGTGTCAAGCTGTTTGTTCAGTTCCTCAAACTGGTTCTTGAAATTTCCGGCTTCTTGTAGTGATTTCTCCAACTGCTCTTTGGCAGTCCTCTCTTTAAGGAGTTCTGTTTTGGTTGAGTCAGTTTCCAGTTTAGCGGCTGTTATAGCTGCTTCACCTTCTTCTTTCAACTTCTTCAGTTGCCCTTCAAGACTCCCCTTAATAGCAAGCAAATCAGATTCAGGAACCATTACTGGTGCCTTCTCTTCTTTCTTGGTTTCTGGGGCCTGAGTATTTTGCTCTGTCATTAAATCCCTCCTGTAGTTATTAATATTCTATCATATAATAAGAGATGTGTCAAGACGTATAAAAATATGTGGTATATATATTAATGTCTATTCATAATTATTTATACCCCCCAGTATCAATAGATCCAAGCACACCTTCAAAGTTGCCTACTCCAATGTCATAGAGTATCTGATTATACAGGTCATAGGCTTTTTGACCAGAGTATGTTTTCTGCGGGGGCTCTTTCGGCTCACTAAGTCCCAGCCTCTTGCGTTCGGCCTTTGCCTCAGGAGTGTACAAATCTGCATTAGTCTTGCTTGGCTTTAGCTCAGCTTGCACTGTCACTTTGCCAAAGAACATAAGCCAAGCATCCATCTCTGGGTCTTCTATCCTCATGTTCATATGGATGTTCTGGAGCTTGCTGGAGAAGTCACTCATAAGTGGCTTAGTGTTATCAGCAATCATCTTATCCAGCTTTGTTTGTATCATGGCTTTGACTTCAGGATTAGACTCCTTAGCTAGGGCCTCTCTTTGCTTGGTGATTGCTGGTGTGTCCTCACCAACTATTACATTGGATTCCTTAGCTTCTATTCTCTCACCAATCTGGTACTTTGGGTAGCTTGCTATTATCTTCTGCTCCTCATCAGTGTATGTGGCAAGTAGCATATCATAAGCTGCTGTATATACCCTTAGGTATTTCTTATTAACTGCTCTATATACCTTCTCCATTGGTGTCATGTTCTTCTCAAGTGCTGCCATAAAGACAGGCTTAATATCAAGAGGAAGAGTGTTCAGGATAAACTCCTGTTCAGCAAAGTATTTGTCAAAGTTTGGAACTTTCTCCTCACCAGTAAGGGGATCAGTATATAACTCCAGTTTGATATTATGATACTTATCCAGAAGCATCGTAACGCCATCTTCCAAGAAGTTGTTACCGTTTCTCTTATGAGCATCCAGGCGCTCTTCAAATGTTCTTGGTATGCCAATACCAGTCTCCATATTATACTTGGGATATCTCTTATCTGAATCAACAGTCTCATACTCATTAGCTTGGGCATTCTGTATTGCCCTAAGGCTATCTACCCACTTTGCAGCTGTTATACCAGTAGTGGACTTTGATCCCTGTCTACACCAACTCATCAGGTCCTGCTGTATACTTGTTTTGTTAAGTGCACCAGAGTTGTAATACTTCCTTCTTATTGTATCTTTGCGAGTGCCCATCTCTTGCATGATTAAGAAGCGCTCTTTTGCTTCCCTTGGCATGAGAGAGAACTTCTTGCCAGCAGTATCAACAATGCTTTGTGATGCATAGATAAGTCCATCACTTACTGGATCACCAGGATTGTACATAGTTATGTCTTCACCTGTTATGCCCTCATGCATGTAGAGGTACTTCTGTACATCAACAGGAACACCATAAAGCTGTTCAATAAGAGTGTATTTGGCTTCCTGTGCATTTCTCAGGTCTTCTGGCTTATACTTCACTGCATTACCAATCTCAGTATTAATGAAGGAGAACACTGCACCATAGCGTGAGGCTCTTGCCCAAATGTCTTGCTCCTCAGGAGTTAGCGGTTCTTGTGCTACTACCTTCCGTATTATCTCACTACTGTCAATATCATGATCTTGCATCCAGGTTGCGTTAAGGTAATTTCTCCATTGGGAAGGGAATACTATATTCTGTAAGTATCTTATTGGCTCACTATCTGGTGCAATAGCAGTAGCAATATTGAAGGCGTTAGATGCCCAAGGAGGAAGTATTGATGCTATATCATCATTATCACCCAAGAACATAGACATAAGTGGGTACCAGGAACCATGATACCAGCCCATCTTACCAAGCTTATCCCATACCTTCTTTGCTGGATCATCCATCTTACCAAAGTAGTCAGGTGCATCCTTTTGATAGTTGCGTCTTAGTGTTGACCATACAGAGTTTGCTAAGGGATTCCATACATAATCAGTTCCAGGAATATGAACTCCACCGCCATCAGTATTATTAAAGAAGGCACCAGTAGCATGCATTACACCTGGTTTCTGTACCATTGTCTTTATGAGCCAGAGAGGTCTGTTAGCTTCATAGGTCCAGTAAGGAAACAGTTTCCTCATAATTGCATCACCGGCATTTTCTCTTGAGTAGTCAGGAAAGGTAGTATCAATGCTCTTCCTTGCCTGTATCATTGCCTCATTCCTTACATCATTGTTAGTGAATGAGCCTTGTTTAGCATACTTACCTACTATACTGTTCCACTTATCAAGATCACTCTGATCCACCCTTATACCATTAGCTATGTCACGTAGGCCATAGTGTATATCCTTAACATCTCTTATGTTCAAACTCATTGGATGGGCATACACTGGATCAAGTCCTATCCGCTTCATCATAGTATCATACACCTTACCGATCTGGTCATCACTGAAGCCTACATCAATTGCTGTTTTGTCTTCTAAGCTGGCCAGTTTATTTGCCAATCCTCGTGTGTCAGCTACCCACTGCTTTTTACCAATCAGCGTATTATTCTCACCCTTGTATAATGACTGTATCAGATCACTGGAGTCTTTCTGATATAAATAAGCTACATGATGAATTTGTAAGTCGCCTTGGAACTGTGGCAGTTCATACTTGGGGCCTTTCTTGGACTGCACCATCCAGGAGGCTTTGAACTTTGCATCCTGAGCATAGACATTCTCCCAGATTGTCTCCATCTCATTATTAATCTTTGTCCAGTCGCGAACACCAGCCTTATTAACTGGATTCTTGGATAGTATCTCCTGTTCCATCTTGTGCATGGACTCATATAGACTTATTCTATCATCATAATACTTGATTGCATTGCGTATGCTCTTTTGCTTAACCATATCATTAGGAAGTAGGCCACCAGTGTACCCCATATAGTCCTTGGCTTTCAGATCATTAACTATCTTCCTCAATGATGTATTAGTGTCAGACAGGTATTTGGAGTGGGCGTCAAAGGCTCGCCAGTTATACTCACCAACCTTCTCATCAGGAAGACCAATAGAAGCTCTCTTTGTTATAGTATTCAACTGGTGTATGTTGTCTACGTGAGATTCATTCAGGCCATGTAGCATATACATAACAAGCTCAACATTGCCAGTTTGGGTAAGGTCCAGTTTGGAGAACTCCTCAGCTGCCTCTCTATAGATGTCTGAGGATTTAAGAATGGTAAGTGCATGATCTCCATACATATTAGATATAAGGCGCTTAGCCACCTTATCAGGATCAGCAGCACCATTCTTATGTACAAACTCATATATAACTGTTTCAGCAGTGCTCCTAGTAAGGTAGCTTGGATACTTTGACATAAGCTCATGTACCCTCATAGTCATTGCAGTCTCTCTCATATGTGTCAGTGTCATGTTTTGGAGAGCAGTAAAGCCTTCAGGCCCACGAGTATGAGCAGCTGCTAATGCATCAGCAAGACCATTCAGCTCTCTATTTGAGAGCCCAGTAAACCCTGCTGACATAAGGTCTTTTCTCATATCCCTTCGCAGTACTGCACCAGCAGGATCAAGCTCATCCATTTTCTGCATGTATGCTTGGAAGTATTGGGACGCTTTTCCTCTTGCACATATCTCATCCCAAGTTTCACGCCAGGACTTTGCACTTATTCCATGTCCTTTGACTTTTCCTATATCCTTGCCTATGCCTGGTATCATGTTCACAAACTGATCAGCAGCAGCCGCATACTTACCAGCTTGTCTCCCTATTGGATCACCAGTCTTTGACAGTGACTGCATGACAGGAGTGTATTTGCCGAAGGAGAACAGTTCACTTATCGGAAAGTCCTTCAGGTCACTACAGCACCACTCAAATATCTTTATTATATCATTGCCTCTTGTGAACATGTCTGGCACTACATTGAAGCCAGCAAGGCCTGATCTAAAGGCTGCCTCAACTGCATTGCCTATGCCAAAAGTAGAGAACCACAGAGCCTGACGAGCAAGGGGAACTGTTACTTGGCTATCAATGCCTTCTAGTATCTTAGCTGCCCACTGTACCTTGTCCAGTGTCCAAGCTGCTTTACTATCCAGTATTAACTTCTTAGTAACTTCAGAGTTAAGATTAGCCTCATGCACACTGGATAGATGCTTCTTAACATTATTCATAACGTCAACAACAGTAATGTCGTCTCCTTTGAATAAGCCATCAACTCTTGCCAGGTCAGCATCATTACGGCCTTTAAGAAACTTCACAACAGCTTCGAGGTCAGTCGGTCGAGTAGCATCTGGTGTGCCCAGTATTTGCAGTATACGCTCTGCTGATTCCTCAAACTCACTACCAGTACCATTAGGTATCATCTTAACACGAGATAGTTCCTGATTTATCATAACAAGCTTATCTACGTCACCAATTTTCTGGCCAGAGAACTTTATTTTAAGTGCCTCGGCAAGATCAGCTATCTCTCTACTATTTACATTCGGCCTAGCAAGTAATGACTTTGCCCAGCGTGTGTGTGCTGACGTCATAGTCATTTCAGGATGCTCCATAACAAATTTTAGACCAGCATCAGTCAGTTCTTTTATCTTTGCTACTGTCCATGCGCTCTTATCAAACAGTCCAGCATTGCCCATGAGTTCATTGAGAGTCCTTAGTGATTCCAGGGCAAAGTCCGTAGCCTTCTGTTTTGCTGTTTGACTAAACCATCCTCGAACTGCACTCTGTGCACCCAAGAATGCATTATCAGTCATATTTATCCAGGCATTGTTAAGGCCAGGAAGCCACCTAACTACCCTTGGTATCTTATTCATTATTGCTGGTGCAACTTTCCACATACCAAGATATGTTGTTGGGTCAAGTAGAACTTCATTTGCAAGCTTAGTGAACCATTGAGCCTGCTTAGGCCCCCACATAGCTTCTGAATCAAGATCGTACACTGACCTACTTATATCCCACCAGCTCTCATGATTATCAAGTTGTTCCTGGAAACCTTTACCAATCTCAGCCATTTCGGGATCAAGTACACTAGATACAAAGTGGCCACCAACAGGTCCAAGTAGCGCCCTTGATATGCCAGACACAACTGCTGCTGATTCTGGTAAAGTACCAGCTTGAACATGAGGAGCAACAAGTGCAGAAGCAGCCTGTACTTGACCAGTGAAGGGCTTACTCCACTTATCACTAAATACATTTACCATGTCACCAACAAGAAGAGTAGGTTGCATAGTAGCTTCAAGTAGGAGACTTTGGAAACTTGCAGGAGGAGCGCCTTCAAAACTCCTCAACATATCAATCATCTTAGCAGTACTTTCATGCTGATCATTTATTGACCTAATAAGATGTTCTGTATCTAATATAAACAGTTCATCTGGTGTAGTCTCAAGTAAGCTAGCAACCTCAGATATTGCTATACCAGACTTTGGAGCCTCGTAAGTTTTAGGACTTGATATTGAAGCTTTCAGCACTTCATTCTTAGTATCTGTAGGGATATTCTTGGTTTGCTTAGGACCAGTCTGACTTACATAACCAGCATCTCTAGCTGCAAACATTCGCTTTGCCCTATCATGTATACTAGCAAGATAACTTGTCATTGCTTGATTGCCTTGCATATCCTGGGGCAAATTCTTTATTGTATCTTCAAGGTTAGCATTGCTATTAGCTATGAGGTACTGTGACATGCTGAATAGTGCACTGTTCCTTTCTCTCTCTAGTGTTATCCTCGTTATCTCATCCTTAGCAACAGCCACTGCATTACTAAGCAGTATCTCTTCATTGGTAACTTGACCAACAGTAGTATCTGACTTATCAAATTTACCCTGACGAGCTGCAGCTAGAGGGTCAAGCCCTTTTCCCACTAATGCATTTATACCATAAGTTTTTGATATACTCCCAAGACGCATTTTTTTAAGTGCCAATAATCTTTGACTAGCTGTATCAATAACTTCAGCTGCAGTCGTTAAGTCCTTTGCATAGTTAGTATTGTTGTCCTTGAGAGCCTGCATATCCTTGGTAAGGTCAACAGCCATAGTATAAGGATTGTCAGGTAAAGTTGGAGACTTAGTTGGAACCTGAGGTAACTTTGGCCCAACAAGTGTACTGCCTTGTACATTAGTATTAGTTGGAGCAACAGGAGTCTGTGGTATTTGACCTACTGGCTTCAGTGGCTTAACTGGCTGTCCAAATATTAAAGGTTGATCTTCTTTCTGCGGATCTGCCATATATTACCTCCTATTGTCCTACTGGTGTTGAGTTCATTGCTTGACGAGGCATTGCTTCCTGTCTTGGCTTATTCATCTTGCCATAGTTTGCAAGTTGTTCCTCTGCACCAAGAGGAGGTTGAGCACCAGCCTCTTGACCTTGTGGTGCAAAGAGCTGATCCTCAAGATACTGTGCTGCCTTGTCAAAGAGATCAGCCTGAAGTGTGTCACCACCTGCTCTCAGTTCAAGAGCAGCTTCTCGGTATGCAGCAATTGTACTAATTTGTATACTCATTGGAGAGTTCATTGCACGATCTTTTCTGGCAAGTGCCTGCTCTTTTATGGGATTCTTTATCTCAGGGAACAGTATATCCATTACAAGGGAAGTGCTAAGTGTAAATTCAGGATTTACCATCTTAGCAACTGTTGCTCTCTGAACAAGATCTCCTGGTATCTTCATGGTGTATTCTGCTGTCATGTTGAAGTGAGGCATTACCACAAAGTCTTCCACTTTGTAAGGGTTGATACTGCTATTCATCATCTCACTAAGCCAGAAGTTATCAATGTCTGCCAAACAGTTCTTAATAGCATCATGGTAAGGGCCAAGTGTCTCCATAGCAGATGACGCAACCTGTGCCATAAGGTAGCCACTCATGTCTCCACGGATGTCACCACTCATTGACCAAGGAAGACCACCACGCTGCATCATACCTTGCATGTCATAGCGATCTGTTCTCAGCTCAATAGGCATGGCAGGAACTGCAAGAGGCTCAATGCTATCTTGTAGACCACCCTTGAATATAGCACCACGTTTGAACATATCAGCAGGACGTAGTATGTCACCTGTTGCTGATCTCTCAAACCAACGAGGCTGTGCAGTGTCCCTCAATAGCTGACTGGAGAATGTCCATTGCTTATTGTATGACTTATACACAAGCTCATTGGTTGCAAACACTGACTCACCATAGTGTTCCTTCCAGCTATCGTCTTTCTTGATGACTCCAGTATCAGGAAGACCACCTACAGGTCCAGTAAAGATAGGTATGCGCTTGAACTTCTCTGGTGTCATAGGTTTGATAAAATCTTCACCAAGAACAATAGCATTGAATATCTTACCTGTTGCATCCTTTGTCCAGTAGTTATACATAACAAGATCAGAGTTCACTGCCTTTGGATATTTGACTGGTGTATCGCCTTGGACAAAGCGCATAGCAGCTTCCTTCTTCATTGTGTAGATTCTTGCTACTGACACCAGGCCAGTCTCATCCCACTCAGGATATACCTCACCTGCGTTCCAGACATCAGCAACAAAGCCATCTTTGCTTACATAAGTAAATACTGCATACCAGCCTGTTGCAAGTTCCAGGCCCACAAAGTTGCGTAGGAAGTTCTGCTTGCCACGTTCTCGGTATGATCTGTCTATGTCTTGCCATGCTCTTGCCACAACTGACTCAACGAGAGATGCAGCTGATATTTCAGTTTGTGCAACTGTCTCAATTGGTATTCTGTGAGGTATCTTATCGCACAGTAGATGCATAGCCATGTTATAGAAGGTTCTTGGATCATTAGATACAAAGGACTCCATTCCTTCCTCTTTGAACTCATCATTCATAAGAAGTATGTCATACCATGCTTCCATTTTCTTGTTGCGAGGTTGCCAGAACTCCTCAAGTTTCTTACACTTCTCTATAACACCTCTTGCAGTTAATACCTTTTCAACAAGTTGTGCTTCTGCCATATTGCCTCCTTAAAACTTCTTCCATCCAGCAGACCCAGCAAATCCACGAGTTGTTGGAATACTACCTCTACAAGCAAGTAGTATGCCCCAAGAGTCATGAAAGTCATCAAGGCCTACTGATAGAAGTTTATCGTTAATCATTCTCATATTCTTAAGTTGACTGATAAGATTAATGTCGTGAGTTATGGTATTAGGTAACATACGAGTTATCTGGTCATACATAAACATCTTAGTTCTTGGAGTTGTTAGCCAGCCAGGAACTCTTCCTTGGATACCTGTTTGAATATCTTGCCTATAGTATATGTTACCATAGTCCATAATCTCATCACCAAAGGCTAAACCCTGACTTGCAGCATCCCAGGTAATAAGACAGTGATTGTAGAAGTTACCAAGGCGTTTGGCAAGTTTAGCCGCTTGACTCGGCATAATAAGACCAGACAGACTGGCACAATGCTTGGCATACTCTTTGCCATCTATCGTTTCTATTGTACCAACAGTTATCACTGTCTCTGACCGCTTTGCTACTCCAACATCACAGGCGAGAATGTACTTATGGCCAGGCTCAGGAGGATACCATAGTTTGGCTCCTGTCTCATGTATGTTATCTGTCTTGTAACATTTACTTGCCATGTTGTTGAGTAGGTCAGCATCATAAGCCATATCACCAGCAGTCAAGAAGCAACTTACATCATCCTCAGGATATTCCTGCTGGAAGAGAATCCTACTGCCACCGTTACGCCTCAGACTTTCAAACTCAGCAACTTTGCGCCGGCGCCATCTAATTTGATCATGTGTTAGGCCGTACTTGTCAACAAGAAATGCCTCATCATTAGTCAGGTCCAGCTCAGGAGTGTTGTCACCAGGAAGACAGTAAGGACTGGTATATGGTATAGTGTACTCCTCATGTATGAACCAAGGATAGAAGTGTGCAGTATACACACTCTTACCAATCTCAATTCCTTCCTTCGCTGATATATACAGTTCATGGAAGGCATTGCCTTCACCATTAGGAGTACTGCCCACTACTATTCTGCCAGTGATAGGAACACGCTGTGATGCCGGCCCCATAATCCTTTCTATAGCATCTTCTTCCCAGAATGCATACTCATCACAGAATAGGTTATGGATTGTCTCACCACGACCAAAGACAGCACTTCTTGCTGAGCCAATATAGAAGGATGAGTGAATAGTAGGAAATGTCTTTAAGTTGGAGGACTTATGGTACATCTCAGGAACAGTCGGTATCTTATCCTTGAGATGATCATAGTAGGCCTGTGCCTTAAGAAGTAGACGCTGTGTAATAAATTCCTCATGAGAGATGATAACTGATACCGTACCAGGATTGATTATGGTGTCAAGCATCCAGTCACCAATGATAGCAGAAGAAAATCCAACCTGACTAGGCTTGACTGTAATATCTCTCCCTGTCATCTCCACAAGTGCATCACGCTGAATCCTCTGCAGCTTCATTGGTACAAGGTTCTTCTGTTTATCTTCTATCTCCAGAAGATACTCAATCCTCTTTACCCTATCCTGGAATATGTCAGCAATTAAGCTGCTTGCATTTTGCATTACCAGCTGCCTCGCTTTGCCTTCTTGAGTTGGCGAAAGTATGGATTCTTAAACGCCATGTTAGTAGAGGCCCTCAGTCCAATACGTGATACACTGGCCCTCAGTGCATTACGGCGTGAAGCAGCAGCTTGACGACTAGTACGCTTTCTTCTTGCTCTAGCCATTAGCTATCTTCTCCACAAATGCGAGTAAATTATCAAGCTTCTCATCAATCCTTTCAAATAAAGCAGTCCGCTGGTCTAACACCTTTCTCTGCTCACCAATAAATATAAGTGCCTCATTAAGTCTGCTGGATATTTTCTCATGGTCTATGGCACATTCTTTAGACTGCTTTCCGTTGCCATTTCCGTTACTCTGTATACCTTGTACACTTGACACTGGCTTTCTGCTGTCGTAGAAGAACTTAACAGCAGCAGTAAGGAGGACAAGTATAGCAGTACTAATGCCGATAATAGCAAGAGTCGTTTCCAAGTTAACCATTCAAGTGTTCTCCTCATTATCAAATCTCCTTGGATTCTTTTGTGCCAGAAATTTGAATAGTGTCAGTAGTTTTCTCTGTCTTCCTTTGCATGGTAAGTACAAACTTCTGGAAGTCAAATGGCCCTTCAGTTTTTTCAGCAGCACCAATCAGTTCCTGCATTGTCTGTAGTGCTTGTGGTGTGTAATGACTTCTCATCTTGAGCAGATATTGATTCTCAAAGTTGCTCATATCATCACGCTGGGTAGATAGGCTCTTGGTAATGACTTCATAATCCTTGGCAAGGACAAGGCGATAATTCCTGATAAACTCCAGGTGGGCAAACTCAACACCAAGTTTATTCTTAAGTTCTGATAGGTTAGCCTCATGCTGTACAAATATTGGATCACTGTTTCTCCACCTATTAAGGGTTTTGTACGGGTACTTGGTAACGCCGATCAGAGCCAAACTTTCTATTTGAGTGAAGCCACAACTACGATAACCAAGGTATCTTACCTTCCTACTATCATGTGTGGCACTTATGATTGACTCAGCAATTGCTTCTGGATTATCACCTTCAATAGTTGATGTGTCATCAGGTTCAGGAAGGTTAACTGGCCTTGGTATTAAACTATCTGTATCAGGCATACATTACTCCAATAAATAAAGGTATAGATTAATCCTTCTTATATTATAACAGAGTCAAGTAAATGTGTCAAGACGTATAATTAATTATATATAGACATTAATATATATGTCATATTAAATTATATCATTTACTATGCCTATACAACTTACCCCATTGACATTGGTTGACGCTTGTGATATAATTAGACATTGAAACGAAACAGGAGTAAACATTAGTGGATATCTGGATGACAATATGCACAAGGACAGCTAAGTGCCACTTCTGCAATGAGCCAATATTAGTTAAGACTCCTATTGTCAAGGGTAAGTTGTGGCGCAAGATGGGAGAAGTGAAGAAGTGGACATTCTGGATGTACTGGCATCCACAGTGCTGGGTAGAGGAAGGATTAGTGGCTGTTAGCAAGATGAGGTATAATCCAGGGAATAAGGGAAGGAAGCCAAAGGAAATAACATATATTGATAAGAAGGCAAGGAACAAGATATTATGCCGGCGTGCAGCGTTTGTACAGAGGATGAGGCAGGCTATGGATGATGGGAATATAGATAGAGTATTGAGGCTACATACTGCTATGAGCAAATTAAATAAGGAGATAGAACAATATGGAGGTATACCAGAATCATGGTTAAGTCAACAAGAGCAACAGCAACTTCAAAACAGTTCCCATCAGTCCACACAAAAGAGCTTGCCAAGTGCGCATCTAGCCCTACAGGAGTCCACCACTGGTTACAGATGGAAGTTGGGACTCCCATATGGGTATGTAAGTGGTGTGAAGGGTTTAGAGCCTTCAATATTACTCTTGGCGTCACCGGTAAGTTCAGTGCCAAACAGTTTATGAAAGTGTTCACTCTTGAGGAGTTGCCAGAGCTCATGTATATGATTAGTAAGAGAGAGAAGGAGAAGCCTGATGAGGGTAACTTTGCCACTATGATGTTTGTAGGTAAGCCAGCTAAGGATGATCCACTGTACATGAGAATGCAGAAGAAAGTATCTAATAGATGGGAGAGATAATATGACTAAACAACAAGGCCACAGAATTGACATTTGCAGGCGCTGTTACAACTATGGTGGTACTTTGGAGAACAGGTCCAAGGATAAGAGGAAGCCCATATATGTGCATAGTAGTAAGTGCCCACCTTTCAATGACAATAACTTTAAGCGCTACATGTTCCACAGATTCCCAGCTTTCTACTTGCAACCACTTCTCAATATAGGTGTGCCTTATGATAACAGTTACCTATTTGAGGGAGACTGGGAAATACCGCAGTTCATATAACTCGTCATCAGATCCAGCTGGTATCAGTCATCTGTTACTGGCTGGATCACTAACAATCTCATAATTAGCAAAAGGTCAGTTTTAGCCAAAAAGTAATTCCCAGAGAGAGACGTCGCTGCGCTCGTATCGTATACGAAGTTCGTGTAACCGTATCACTGTCGCAGACGATGATCGCTCACTCCTTAATAAATGGATCGTGGGATGCCCCACTATCGTATACGAAGGTCGCTTGTGACTATGTGTGTCGTATGTGAGTATCGTATATGAGCATCACACACATCAACATGCAGTTATGTGCATATGTGTATGTGTGCATGTCATGTGACATTATGTAAAACAGATCATGAATTTACCATGGTAAAAGGATTAAAATATTGTGCTCATTATGTCATATAACCATTGACATGTGTCATATGATGTGTTAATATATATGTAATTGAATATGATCAAAATAAAAAATGGGTGGTGATAATAAAACAATAAAACAATAAATGTCATACGACATCGGGATTGAATCCGTGTAAAAATCGGGGATGATCGGGAATCGAATACGCCATATGACACACGTCGCCAATGAAAAAACGGTTGGCATGGAACGAATGATCATATGAACATAACGAATAAAAAAAGATTGACGGTTGCCACGATGGGATTGATAAATAACATATGACAAATAACAATGGTTACAAATCATGCAACAATTCTCAATGTAAATTTATCAATGTGGTTGACGGTAAAATGACACATGAAATAAACCTTTACCGATGTGACACATGCAAACATCGTAAAAACCTGAATGATTGGCAAATGTTCGAACCGCATTGGTCACATGAACCAAACCGGCCATATCCTGAATACAAATGCGATTATCCAAAAAACTTCATGTGGGCCAAAAATTCGGCAAATGTCATACACACACAATCCATCGGCAAAATCAAAATATAATATGGAGGCAATCCCATCGCAGCAATCGTCAATCACACCATGATATGGTAGGATGCCAAGATGTGCCATAATGGAGAAACATGAAGATATACCTTAAAAGGGCACTCGAGATTTATGGCAATGAGTACATACGACCATCTGTAATGACCTTGGCAAAGGATTATGACAAATTGCCTATACTACCAAAAATCACATATAATGAGCTATATGCGATGCTACATACATTAGACAACAGATCACGTATGGCAAATGGTATCTACCAGATGCTAGTGCATCTCAACACAAGATATGAAATTGACAATCCGTAAGATGCTATGGCACATCTCAGCATCCTATCATACATGACAATTGACTTGGGCAAATCATGGGAAGCACGAGTGCGAGAGAATATGACAGAATTAACACTTACACCAATCGAGCTCGTGAAAGACCTTGAGGCAAAATTGCTCGAGGCGATGGCTGCTGGCAAGATGGACTTATGCATCAGTTTGTCAGAAGAGCTGAAGAAGGCAAGGAAACTTGCATCGGCAGAACTTGCCAAGGTCACCGAGGACAAGTTTGTCCAGATGGGTGAGGAACTTCTCAATACGCCACTGGCAGACTTTGAGGCCTCCACACTGTCAGACCTGGTAGTTGCCGTCTTTGAGAAGGCAGAAGAACTTGTCGGGGACAAGGCAGACTTTGCCCTCAGATTCAGTCGGGACTTCACCAAGCCTTATGTGGCATTTGCCAAGATCACCAAAAGTCACCCTAAGACAACTGGTGAGGCACACATAAAAGACCCGAACGCCACAAAAGTATCCAGTAATGACCTGTTGCAATTAGTGGGTACAACAGTAATTACCCAGGAAATGGCAACAAGTAAGTATATCAAGGACTTTATCGGGTTGACTTTTGCAGAGGCAAACAGCAGAATCGTGGAGTTGCAGAAAGAAGGCATCATAAAAGACGGCAATCCCAAGTACCAGTTGAAATTAGCAATGGAAAGGATTGCAGGGTAAGAACAAGGAGTCGTGCTTCCCTGCCCAAGTCAGTTGTCATGAAAGTGATGGTTAGACAACTGCTAGAAGATATCTAGGCAGTTGAGAGACACTGGGTAGAGGTTTTATATGGCTGATTATGTCAAGTGGGCGGGCAGCTATTGAAATGGTCAATGGGTGAATAAGGAGGACACTATGGGCAAGTAAACGTAACAGGCAATTGTGAATATTAACAGTTAATGGAGGAACAGCTATGCCAATCGAATGTAGGGATTGCCCATTCAGGAGATATGAGGAAGGGCTGAATGTCTGTGCGTGGGACAGTGAGAATGTAGTCCCTTGTGCTAAGATTGAGGAATGCCCAATGGAGGATGAGTCATGAGCAAGGTAACAATTGTCCTGGAAAGTGAGGAGCATGACATGGAGTCACTAATGGAAGCAGCTGGGTACATGTGTGATCAGTGTGACACTGACAATGGCAAGATCAGAATATATATTGTGCCAAGAGATGAGTGATGCAAGTAGCAATATCACTAACAAAGATAATTGAGGTGCCAGATAGTACTAATGTACCATTAATGCTGCTATACACTAATAGCATCAGATGGTGGCAGCATTGATGAGCATGATCCAAGATACCTCGACTTCTATGAGGTATTGGCTGTTAAGGAATACTATCAGGTTGGATTAGTAGGTTTTGATTAAGGAGGATATTATGCCAGACAATGATAAGGCAGTAACTGTTGACTGTGCCAAGTATGAACTGGATGCAAGACTGTTCAACTTCTCTGACCCACAGAATATGTGCTGTACATGTGTACACTGCATAGCAACATCTGTATCTGGAGAATACTGGCTACTTTCCAATGAAGGAATGGAGTGTGAACTGGGTATGAGTGAGTTCTCATGGTAATAATTAAATAAAGAAGGAGGAAACTTATGTACACTACACAGAACTTCAAGACCAAGAAAGAGCTGATAGCTGCTGTTAAGCGGGGTGACGCAGTCTACACCTATCAGCCAGGTGGTATCTTTCCTGCAGAGAAGAATGGCACAGTCTGTTTGGAAGGACCACACTATCCGGCAGTGCATACTTGGTATGCAACAGCTACCATAGTGGATGGCAAAGTGATGACTGTGAAATAGCATAACTTCATTTGACAAACAATATTACTTATGGTATAATGTAAGGGACAAAATAATATAAGGAGCGTGAAATATGAGCAATACAAGCAATCCTGTACGAGTATGTGCTGTGTGTGGAGATGATGTGGATACTTATGAGGTAAAGGGTCTTGATGACAAACTGGTAATAGTATGCCAGAGTCCCGACAAGCACACATACCTTATTGACGGGTTGAGTGGCTACGAGCGATTACAGTTCCAGGGCGCAATCTCAAAGATAAGAGATGGTGTGGCATGGTTACTGAAGGTGTATGAGAACCATCCATCACTCAACAATTCAGTCAACATATCCAGTCTTGTACCCATGAGCCTGGATGAGTGGGAAGCAGAACTCACTGCATTTATTAATAGGTGGGAGAGTGGTCAGAATGAATAAGTATGTAGTAATAGTAACACACCAAAACGGTAAGCAGCAAGTGTGCTGTGATGGTCGATTAGAATTAGAAAAGAATGAGTATGGTGATTACAAAGAGATATTCACTATTAAAGAAGCTAGAAACGTTTCTAAATGGCTGGCAAGTGGCCATCCAACCTATGAATACTCCATCTACAAGCTGGTACCTTATGAATAAGACATGTTCTGCACCAGGTAATTACTGCACAGCTTATGTGAGCAAGCGCAACCGGCGAGACCAGTCACCCAGATCAAAGTGTCAAAAGTGTGGCTGTCGCATTGCAAAGAACTGGCCAGTACACAAACAGTTCCCAATGACAAAGTCAGGAGGTAGACCATGAGTATAAGCAAAACAATCAGGGTTGACCATGAGGTATTCAAGAAGCTGCAAGCATTGGCTGTAGCTAATGGAATACCTTTCTCTACACCTAATAATGTATTACGTATACTGTTTGGTCTACCACCACTCAAGGGTATCAGACATAAGCCAGTAAGAATTATATAAGGAGGCAATATATTGAAGTGCCCACACTGTGGAAAGGTAATAACTAACGTATACAAGAGAACAGAGAGGGGTATACTACTAAATCATACCAGCTCAAAGAAGAAGCATAGGCAGTACCAAGATGAGTCAAAACTTCATGCCAGTAATCATGGCTCTCCTTGGTCAGGTGATGATGTATCTAACCTGCAACTTATGGCTTCTCAAGGAGCCACCAAAGCTGAAGTCGCTAACAGTTTAGGCAGAACATGGGCATCAGTAAACGCCAAGGCTGTTGAGCTGGAAGTATCCTTTTACACAAAAGAGAAGGCACACAGATTCCTATCTAATACAACAGTACTGATGGGTAGAAAATCAGGCAAGGAGGTATAATGAACTAGCACAACTGAATAGGCACAAAATAAACTTATAAGGAGACCAATATGGAGAGACTGAAAAAGGGAGAACGAGCAGAAATAACAAAGATACTTAAGGATGCAGGATGGCCAACTTCCTGCTGCAAGGCTGGGTGCAAGAGGCCAGCAACTCAGGTTATTGGATTTTGTGACTCATGCATAACACTTTGCAAGAAGTGCTCATCTGCGCACTTCTATGGGACAAATAAGCTACGATACTGGTCTATATCAAATATGACTAGTAATGATACTGACTTCAGCAAGTTTGCTGACGATGTGGACTATGGCTTCCCACTCAAGCAAGTCAAGGGGGTGAAACATGTCTCAGACCAGAACAGTGTATAAGGTAACAAACCATAACCTTATGTCATGCAGAGAGACCAGTGCCAGATGGGCTGTCCAGTACAAGCTTGGCGAGTTTGTAACACCCAATGTAAGGAAGTCAAGACTACTCGCATTTAAGACACTAAAAGACGCAGTATCATTCTCTGGCAGCATGGACAGAATATGGAAGGCAACTGCAACTGGTGTGTATGAACCTGACAGTGGCATACAGATGCCAACAGTTCTACACACTGAACAGTTCTGGAGCATGTCTTATGATAAGTTCTTGTCATTCACTGACGACTATCATATGGTAGGGCACTTCCCATACAATACTCTATTCTGCAAGTCCATAAGACTGGACGAGGAGCTACCCAATGTCAAGAGCAGATGACGTTAAGCTTATCACTGGAACCATGAGTCGAGCAGATGAGGACCTGCAAAAGCTCATCACAACCCTCACTAATCCTGGATCCTTTCGCGCAGATATCAATGCTGCTGTAGATAAGAGCTTGGATAGCCTGGATGCGCTGAAGTCCGTTATCAAAATAGTCAAGGTAAAATAAACAAGAGAATATAGGAGAGCGAAATTGACAAAGAAAGAAGATATAATGCCTACTCTGGAGCGAACAAGGGCTGAACTTGGTGGTGAACAGAGACTATACAAGTTCCCAAACGGTTATGGAGCAAGTGTAATAAAAGGGTATGGCACTTATGGTAATGAGAAAGGCCTATGGGAGCTAGCAGTGGTAGAGTTAGGACGTAAGTCTGACTGGGACTTCAAAATCACATACAGCACCCCCATTACATCAGATGTAGAGGGATACCTCACACCTGCAAAGGTACAGAAACTGCTTAGAAAAATACAGGCACTGGAGGCACGAGAATGGTAGACGAGAACAAACAAGAAACCAACCCTGAACAGACACCTGCAAATACACTATCACCTACCACACTTATACCAGTGCGTGTTGAGGTCTACATAGGCGACAACACCCTCGACATAAACAATACACCCAGTTACTGCTATGAAAAGCTCATTCCTTCCGATGCAGTTGATGACCTGGAGGATGAGCTTGACACAGTGGTTGGTCAGTATGATGACAACAAGGATGGGCTGTATGAACTGGAAGGTGATGATGAGCCTGAACCCGAAAATACAATGAAACAGGAGGAAGAACATGAACAAGCCAGCCAGTGAAATTGAAGCATGCAAACTTACCATAGATAAGTGGCTTATACCAGCAGAAACTGGGGAGTACTTCACTTCAACGTGCGGTAACTGTCCATTATGTTGCTACTATGGTGTAACTTTTAATGATGGAAGTAGCAGGTGCAGCCCTTGCCCACTAAAACATTGCTCAACTGATTCCATCTTTGATAAGTGGGCTAGAGCAAAACACCCGAGTGATGCAGCAAAACTCTATGCTACCCAGATTATCAATGCATGCCTGGAACGGATAGTCAGAATATATGAGATTGATACCAAGTACTCAATTATGTCTGATGGTGTCAAGCAGACAGAGCCTACCACTTCCAAAATGAAGCCCACCTTCCTCATAATGGTATCAGGTATGAGCTTACCATCTAAGATTCATACTGACCAATCCATCTGTCATGATGAGATGATAAGGCTTGCCAAGCTCAACCCCAACCTTCCAGTCATTCGCTACCGATCTGACTGTTATGTCAAGGTTAATACACCCGCACCAGAATGGGAGGGTATAGACACACCATAACTACACTATTCATACTGCCTATTGACATTACGATTGGCTCGTGATATAATAACAGTATCAATCATGGGTATGGATTGGCATAAGGCAACTTGCTACTCCATACCCTGTGAAAGAAAATAAACTATTTGGAGGTAAATTTGGCAGAAGAAAAAGTAGCAATGACACTTGAACAGGCACAAGAAGCACTTAAACAGGCAATGGCCTCTCAAAATATGCCCGAGGTAATACGTCTTGCCGGCATAGTGAAGAAACTTGACAAGACAGCAGGGTCTGCAGAACTCGAGGCAAAGAAAGGCCAGATCAATGACCTTGGTGAGAAGATCAAATTGGCTTTCCAGAACCACATCGTTGATCAGTTCGGCGCCGAGATCGTACAACTTGTTGGTGAGAAGAAAGCCATCATCAAACTTGACTGGGACTATGAGGGACAGGTTCCTACCGTTAAGATTGTTAAAGGTGTGGCTGGTACTCGTAAACCTGGTTCAGGCAAAGGTGGTGGCAACCCGCAGAAGTTTGAGATGTCCTCAGATGACCTATTGGCTAAGTTTGGCACCTTTGAATACAAAGAAGGCCAGACATTCAAAGAGGCCTGGGACTCCACCACAGACAAGAATGCTCGTTACTCCATCAGGCGTAAGCTCATCAAGCTTCAGCAAGAAAACCTGTAAACAAAGAAACATACCTGGTATCACTATGGGGGAGAAGTTGCCCTCCCTCAACTTTAACAATATAATTAGGCCACTGTGGTAATAACACAGCGTTGGAAGGGAAGTAGCAAGAAACATTGTGAACCAACGGCTACTGGCCTGATATTACACCTCTGTCAGGGGACAGAAGCGCTATGGAACACTACATGATGGGTTTTTCATAGTGGTCGATAGAAAGCAATACCCGTTGCTCTTCTGTCTCCTGTCAGGAGTATAATAAATGAGTAAGTTGGGTTATAAGGAGTACATATACTATGGAGATACAACAGAAGCCCCAGTCATTGACTCATATGAGCTCGAAGAGACAATTGAAGATACTTCAAGACTCTTTAAGGTATATCCTGGTGACATGGTCGAAGTATGCCCTAGGTGCTTACAAGCAAAGGCTATATACGGAACTACAGTCCTTAAAGAGCTCATGTGGCACTGCCAATCATGCGGACTCCTCTTCTCCCCAGAACTTATGATGGTAATGAGAGATGTAAGAGAGCTTGATAGAATGGAGGAAGGCAACTGATGCCAAATAGTGAATGGATGCTGACACCGAAAGAGATAGAAAATATTGAAACCATGTGGCAAAATCTCAAACAGGAGTTAGGGATATGAAACCAGTAAAATTTAATGGGCAGAATATAATATTTGCAGAAAACCAACCAGAATATATTCCTTTACCTGCCTATAAGGATATTAACGGAGTGGTCACAACCTGCTGGGACTTTTCACTAATTGAGAGATTCAAAATATTATTTGGAGCTAATCTATATTGGCAACAGCTTACGTTTAATCATCAATTACAACCTGTCAAACCAAGTATAGGAGTTAATCCAAAGCCGGAGGTTAAAGATGATACTAGAAGTTAACAGATTAACAGATAAAGCAGGGGGGATTTACTCTCACGCTATTGCCATCAATTATGATTACCAGATGGGGAAAGCACCGATATTTTATTGAGATTGGTTTTCTCGTATGGTTCGCAAACATAAGCTGGACTATTGGAATTGAAAAAGGTGAGGGGAGAGTCTAAATGAACACACTACGATTAGTAAAAGATGGGGCAGTTATAGAAAAAGGGATCATCTATGATGGAGGTAATTGGATAAATGTTATTAAGTTATCTGACACCATCCCTATAGAATCAGAATGGAATGTTGAGGAAGCAGCGGTGCTGTGTCAGATATCAAAGAATCAGTGGCTTCAAATTGAAGGGATTCTAAGATCGCACTTTTTACCTTACCTTCTCCACGATCTCATCTCCCTATCTCTATCATATAGTAAATCTGGTTTGAGCCTGGAACAGTTTATTGAGGGCATGAAGGAGTACCAGTGAAAGAGGCGATAAATTTAATATTTGGAAGCAAAGTGAATATATATGCGTTTGAGTGTTTTTCTGTAGAGGATACACACTGATTTATACTCGCATACTACAGGGAAAACATAAAGGGGAAGATGGAGAGTTACTTTACTGTGGAGAGTGGATTAATCCAGAATACGTTTTTGATAAGGCCATGACCATTTATAAGGAGGCTTAATAGGATGGCAAAAGTTTGTACTAAAGAACATCCGGCTCCACGAACTGAAGAAGGCAAAACGTGGCAGCATGATTGGGAACCTGGAGCTTTTCATAGCATGAAACTTGGATGCGACATTTCCTATGACCAATGCCGTAATTGTGGTCTAACTTACAGTGAGAAACACCCATGCCCGGATAGTCATAGACATTTGGGAGATACTAAACTTTAAGGAGGCTACAAATGTATAGACCTGACGGATTAAAGGCACTCTTCTGTGGTGGCCGAGAATGGACAGACCGTGAAGCAATAATACTCTGGCTAAAGCACATAAAATCTCTTGGCTTCACTTCTATCATCGAGGGCGAGGCTCGTGGCGCTGATACAATAGCAAGAGAAGAAGCAGATAAGCTGGGCCTATATGTTTATCGTGTTCCTGCAGACTGGAAAAGGTTTGGCCGTGCTGCAGGACGTCAGCGTAACTATGCCATGCTAAACATGCAGCCTGACCTTGTGGTTGCCTTCCATGAGAACATCAACAACAGTGCCGGAACTCGCCACATGGCTAAGATATCTAAGGAGAAAGGTGTACCTGTAATATATATCAAGAAGCATGGAGAACATGAGATATTATGACAGAACTTGCTAACATACGCCGTCAAATAATGAAGAAGCGTGGCATACAGCGCACTCAGAGAGAAGTAGGCTCTCACACAACACTTAGTGATACTACAAAGATAAGAATATCACCAGAACACAGAACATCACGAATGGAACTGCTAGAACTAAAGCACCACAAACCTATCGAGGAGATTATCTTGTCCGGTAGTCTCAAATCTGTTGAGAAGAAGTACAGTGTTGACTTCACGACCGTCAGTAAATGGCGTAAACTGCTCGCTACTGAGGCCCTAAGGCAGATTCCCCAAGCATTTCTAAAATCTACTGTGGAGGGTATAATTGCAAACTCGCAACATGCAGGAATTTCTGGAGTGGAAGCCGCCGAAAATGAGGGAGCTGATATCTAACGGTATTCTTCATCCTGAGGAGGTTATGGTACTTCATGGCTCATTTAAGAGCTGGAAGTCCATGCTTGTTATGCATACAGCATTCTGCCTCTCCCAGGGCAAACCCTGGTTTGGTTTTGATACAGAAAAATCCACTGTTATGATTATCCAGGTGGAGATATCTGAGATCAGTTATCACAAGCGGTGTGCTAAGTATGCACACTATAACTTCCCAAACTGTGACATGTCTAACATGTGGGTAGCGTCAGAGAACTTCATGAAGTTTGATAAGTCCCTTGGCATGTCTGAGATTGATCGAGAGATTGACAAGCGTAAGCCTAACGTCATAGTCCTTGACCCCCTCTACAAGATGATAAGTGGTGACCTTAACAATGGGAAGGAGATGATGGGCTTCATTGACAATGTAGACATACTCAAGAAGAAGTATGGCTGCTCCTTCATCATTGTTCATCATGAGCATAAGATGCAGTATACTAAGGACGGCAGTGTTATTCGTCAGGGTGCTGAGGCTATGACTGGAAGTCAGTACCTCGCCAACACTCTCGATACATCAGTTGGCATCTCTCGTACGTCAGAGGACTGGGAGAATCCAGTCACTCTTCGTATGGAGTTTGATGCTCTTCGTAATGCTGAGAAGTTCCCTCCTCCTATCAACATAGGCATCAGTCGTGATGATCTGGTCTTTCGCATCAACACAGCATCTGATATTACACCAGAAGGAAGGAAGTTCCTCGGCACAGACAATGAGAAGAAGGAAGGCATATAAAATGATATACCATATATATATAATGTCTATTTATAATTAATTATATGCCCAGTAACACACATCAAAATATCATCTGGGGGATTGACAACCATGACACTTTATGGTATAATTAGTATGTTCAATAAGGAATTGACAACTGCATGAAAGATGGAGGTGAAGTTAATGCACTGATAGCAGCAATAGTATTAGCAGTTACCATAGGACTGCTCATATCTGGGCTATGGATATTAAGTAATTTTTAAGGAGAAACAGAAAACAGAATGGATTTACCTATTCGTGGATTACAGAAAGGCTTTGATACACCACTACAGGACTTTACCGGAGTACTGGAAAGCTATGATGAGAAGGAAGAAACCTTTGGTGGTAAGGGTAAGCCCAAGACCAAAGTAACCTTTCACTTCAAAGATGTGAAAGTGCACATGTCCTCAGAACCATACAACTTTGCCATCGCTCACATTGTTGTGTTCTTCTCTGGCAGTGCGAACTCCAGCTGGGGTATCCTGGCAAAATCAATAGTGAGCCAGATACCTGAAGGTGAGAACCTGCCGTTCCTGGTCGGCAAGAAGAGCCGCTGGGCTCTGACACCTAACCGCAAGTTGGGTGTTGATAAGGAGACCAAGGAACCTATACTGAAAGACTGCTGGGAAGTAATTGAGATCGAAGGGTCAGTGTCCAAGATCAGTCCCACAGAGCGTGTGCTTGATCTGATTGATGGAAGGAACGATGCTCAGTTCAACCAGGTGGCTATAGGTGATCCGATACTCAAGAGTGATGCTAACCTCATGTCACAGTTGGTTGGTCAGACACTTATACCGGCCCTGGAAGCTGCAGGGAAGATCACTAAGGGTGCTGATGGTATCTACCATAAGGTGAAGTAACATGAAAGTTGAGATGCAAAGATCATTTGGCACTACTGATATGAAGACTGGTAAAGTCATCAATCATGGAGTGCTAGTTGCTCTTGATGATGCTGATGATGCTGAAGTTACTAAGGCAAAGAAAATACTGGCCAACTTCACAGAGGAATCAATCGAAAAGCTAAAGGAGGCTAGCTAATGGAAAAGACAAAAGCAGCCCTGGATGACCTACTTTCAGGTGTTATAACTATAATACCAACCTGGCTGAGCATGCTTAAGAGCACCAGGTTCCTGACCGTACTGATAATCATTGCTGTGCTCGTTTGGGCGTGGAAATTCAGTGGCTTGACCGATGTGCAAGCTCAGATTGTTAGCATAGTTGGTGGTCTGCTAGGTGCTAACTTCGAGTGGGTTAAGACCATTGGCAAGAAATACGAGACTGTTGCCACTACTAATACAGCAGTAGCCATTCCATCAAACACAACAGCAGCTACATCAAATCTATCCACAGCATCACTTGTCACTTACAACACTCCAATTGACATTGATGCTTATATCAAGGGGCTTGGGTCTAGCCTGTATGAGCAGTTCACGGAGTGCAAGAATATCATTTCAGGCTATAACCTATTAGCCATTCACCCTGATATTCGAGTAACAGTGTCAGAGCAGGTTGTCGACAAGGCAATTGACCTGGCTAAAGCAGTGTGGCCAACTGTGGTAGGCACTAAGACTGGTGGGTTGCCTTTCTACAGAGCACCAGAGGCCTCAGACTACAAGGATTATGCAAGCAAGCAGTCATTCGACAAGGCTGTGCGTGATGCTATCCCAGGCTGTCAGTACATGCCAGAGGGTGCAAATGTCCTTTTCCGTGACATGGAAGAGCTGTATACCATGCGAGCAAATTTAACGCTACTGGAGGGAAAGGCCGTGCGCTGGTACGAATCAGACGGCAAGACCGCCCGTATAAAGTTCATCTATACCCTTGCCAGTATGGGCCTGTCTGCCGTAGCATAAATAACTTTGTTGTAAGGAGCACCACTAATGGATATAGTTGAGAACAATGAGCTATCACGGATTATGCTGGATCATCTAGCAGAGATGTACGGCATCAAATCCAAGCGTGAGGGTATTCACCTATCAACGCTAATCTACTGCTTAAAAAAGCAGCAATTAGACAATGGAGATGATAACTCTCGCATTGTTCCGACAGATCAGGAAGTACTGCTCTTTGCCTTGGGTTGGGGTCTCCAAGACGTAATGACGCCTAAGAGTACGGAGACTCCAACCCTTGAAAAGGATGGGATAGTTTATCGGCCTGACTTTGTATTTGCACTCAAGGATTGGGTCTGTGAGCTGAAGACAACTCGCATGAGTTCAACAAAAGGACTGATGCGAGACTTTCCCAAGGGATGGCTCATCTACATGAAAGGTGGCTGTGTAATGACAGGCAGGAACACTTATGATCTGAGTGTGCTATATATGATGGGTAACTGGAAACCGCCTTTCCCTGAGATCAAATCATACAGGTTTACGTTTACTGATGAGGAGCTCAAGGATAACTGGGACTGGCTCATCACCAGACGTAACGTGTATAAGTATGCTCTGGAGAGCAACACACCACTTGACCCTTACGTATGGAATGAGCCATATGAGTGCAAGAACTGCCGGTACTTCACAATATGTGATGCAGAATCAAAAAGTAAGAAGATGGAGATAATATGACACCGCTAAGTATGGCAATAACAGTTGCAGTTTGGGGTGAGGAAAAGACAGGAAAGACAACACTGTCACTTACATTTCCAAAGCCTATATTTCACATGGACTTGGACGTAGGTGGATTCAACAGAGCTGCTTGGAGATTGGATACTAAGGATATTAAGACAGTATCTTATCCCACACCTATGCAGTTGGAGAAGATGATGGGGCAGACAAAAGAGATTGTTAATGGTAAGGCCACACTCAGGATGCCTAAGAAGATCATTGGTATGAAAGAGTTGTGGACTAACATCATCATAGATTATGCTGATGCTATGAGCAAGCCTGAATACAATACTATTGTTATTGACTCAGGCACTGCTCTCTGGAACATATGCCATAAGGCTTACTTACAAGAGTTGCAAGAGAAGCAGATGGCACAGGGCACACCGGAGTCTGACATAAGGGCACAGCTTCAGTCTATTGAGTATGGCATACCCAACGATAGGATGGAAGCACTGCTCGATACCGCCAGAACATACAGGAAGAATCTTGTTCTGACTCACTATCCTCGTGATGTATATGCCCAGCGCCCAACAGATCACGGAATTGAGAGCTACATTACTGGAGAAAAGGACATTGATGGGTTCAAGCGGACAAAGCAAAAGGTCGATATTGCTATCATGACGAGACAGGAAAAGGTTAATGGCGAGGTTAAGATGGCTACCACTATAACACTGAGTGGGTTGGGCATTACACTTGTTGACCAGAAGTTCCAGGACCTAACTTACGACACCTTGGTCAAGTTTATTAAGATGGCAAGGGGAGAAGCAGTATAATGCCAATGCCAACAGTAGTATTTGTAGGCATGTTAGTATTCCTATTCATAGGATTGTTAGTTGCAGTAATAGTAATATCTAAGGTGTATGACAAGATAAGGAGACTAAAATGATTATCTCAGAAGCAGCTGAATTTCTCGGCATATCAGAACGACAGATCATGCGGCTAATCAGCGATGGCAAGCTCAAGGCAACAAAGACGCTGCTTCCTATCCCTAAGGTTGTTATGATGCAGGTCTGGGATATTGACGAGGATGCAGTATATGACAGGAAGAGCATCAAGGATAAGGAGGTCATAAGTGATCTTTTGTGACACTTCCGAGCCTGATGACATTGTAAAGTACATTGCTCAGTCGGTGCCTGTCTCACGCAAGACTCTCAACAATGAGTTGATGGCTGATTACTTCTTTATTGCTGCTGACGGTCATAAGATACAGTGTAACAGAACACAGGCCGGCGAGCTACTATCTAACGTTGATAGCTTTGAGGATGAGCTAAGGAGATACTATAACAATGCAGACGAAACCTACGCCATTATCGAAGGGATCATTAGTCCCTACAAACTCTCTAATGCCAAAATGCCGAGTGACTTACTCCTTAGGAAAACTCCAACTTTACCTGGAGCCCTGTATGGCTATGCTGTGTCTACAAAAGGTTGGATTTACAGGGAGCAGCAGTTTCGAATTAGTAACAAAATGTTCAAGGCCTGGCTTTACCAAATTGATAAGGCCGGCATCAGTGTTATATACACTGTCAATGATATTGACACTGCTGCCAGCTTGGTTGCGGTGTATGAGAATGCCCAGAAGACAGAACATCAAACCTTGCAACGCTATTTACGGCCTAGGATTACAGTTCGAGGCCACAACAAACATGTTCAAGCCCTTATCAACCTCAGCAGTGCTTATAAGCTTAACATTGGAGAAGTTAAGGCCGAAGCCCTCATTAATGAGTTTGGCACGCTTGGAGCGATTCTCCTCAGTGATGTAAGTGAGCTGTGCCAGGTTGAGGGAATAGGTAAGGGCATAGCAGAGGGATTACTGAAAGCGATAGGAGATACAAGTGAATAATAATCTTCTTGCTCCAAGATGTGGCTACAAACTGGGATGGTGCAGTCGTGGGCCTAAGAGCTCATGCTGGGAACTACCAGACAAGTGCCGATACTTCAGTGGCCACCATCCTGACTTTCCAACAGTAACAGTCAACAAACTTGGTGAGATGGTAGTGCTTGAGATGTTCAGGTATGATACTATCTTCTACAATATTCAGGAGTTTGAGACTGCCAAGCCAGGCATTACAAAAGTTGACACTGAAGGATTCTGTGACACCTGTAAGATGAAGACAAGATTCTGGGAACTTAACATTAAGGTATACATCTGCTGTGATAACTGCAGAAATATATTGTATAAGAGGCTTGAGGAAGCTTCTATGAAAGGAGAAACAGTGAAGGAAACAAAGACAGTGTATCAGCCAGTCCTCATGCAAGAGTTCTGTGAGAGGTGCGATAATGGATAAGGTATTTGCACCAAACAATAGTACCTTTGTTGACACTAAAACAAAGTCAGTTATATATGACTTCCCTCCAAGGGATGCAGAGCTCAGGAACAAATATTTCCCTGCTGGCATTAAGCATCAGGCCAAGTATAACTTATACATGCTCAAGGAGGTAATCGACTATGTTTCAGAACCTGGAGAACGAATTATGGATATTATGTCAGGCACTGGTGGAACGATGCTCGCAGCTACAATGGGGAGGAAAGTCACCTGCATTGAAATTAGTCCGAAATGGACAGAGGAGTACATCAGGACAAATAAGGCGCATATCCTTTCTGTTTGTCCTGGTGTTAAAGATACAGATATACTTATCATTAACTCGGCTTGCCAAGATGTTCTACCCCTTCCCTGTGACCACATCATCTTCTCACCACCATACTCAGTGATTATGAAGAAAGCCAGTAAGACTGGTGAGTTTACAAAAGGAGATATAACAGGTGACTTTTATGGTGTATCCGCTGAGGAGTTCGCAGAATACTCAAACAATCCTGGCAATGTGGGGGGCCTTAACAAGTTCATGTACACACAACTCATGGGGGAAATATACGGACTCTGCGCAAAGTCCATCAGACCGGGTGGGACTCTCACCGTTATCATCAAAGATTACATTGAGAATCAGAAGAGACAGTACATCTCCAAATGGGTATCGACTAGTTGCATAAAGGCAGGACTAGAGCTCAAGGACTGGTTCAAGTGGAATGCACCTGGTGGGCCGTTCCTTAACATATACAGGTCACGAGGATGGGAAGTAGTTGAGGACGAAGACATTATGGTGTTTAGGAGGCCACTATGATCTCAGTAAAGATTGACAAAAGGTTTGCTCCAGTAACAATATATATAGACACACCAGAAAGTCTGCAAATTATGGAAGACATAGTTAGTATGGCTATCGAGTATGTAGTTACAGGGCAAGGTAAGTATGGGCACCTAGACACATATAAAGGCAGGCCACTCAAAGATATTGTAAGTATTGCTCATAGCACGAAGGATCAACTAAGTAGGTGGTTAGTATAATGACAGGACCGGAAGTTAACTGGAAAAAAGAGCTCGACATTGCACTGAATAAGGATGCTATGATATCTGTTCCTGATAATGTAAGGGACAGATGGGCAGATGATATTATGAGTGGTGATCTCATAATAATACCTAAGTCATCATTCAGTGCCATTGCAAGTGTAAACAAGAAGTCATTGGCACTTGCAGAGCTTGTTGTGATAAGTAAGCTACTCAAGGAACTGCTTGCCAATGATGGACTTGTGATAGGTATTAAGAAGATAGGAGCATAACATGTTTAGAAAGTACATAGAAAACATAGTATTACAATTTATGAAAGTTCATGTGGCTCAGGCACATGCCAACCCTGTCAATGTAGCTATTAAGGAGTGCCCAGAGTGCAAGCATAGAACAATGATGGACAACATTCACTACTTTAATGGGCTAAGCGCATTTTCTGAAAGTCAGTACATATGCCTCACATGTGGAAGCAGATTGAGAGTCATCAAAACAGAGACATTGAAAAAGGTAGGATAGTATGGATGACTTCTTCTACCTGCATGACTCACATGAAGGTTCTGAGCCCAACACTGATAAGCTCAAGATGTACGAGGAGCTAATCCTCACTAACAGGCCAAAGCTAATAGCTGTTGACACTGAGACCATCTCGTTACAGGATAAGACTGCTATCGGCATTGGCATATCAGTAGATGAGGATCATAGCTTCTACTTCCCCATCGACAATGGACGAGTCAATGGGTATATTCCTTGGTTCTTACTTCAGGACCCAAGTGTCAAGAAGATATTTCACAATGCCACCTTTGATCTGGATGTGCTTGATATGGTAGCATTTGACTGTGGCGCTGGCGACATAGATGCGAGTAACCTCTGTGATACAGCTGTCATGGCAAGGATGGCATTAGAGCCAGATGTGTCATTACCACTCATAGCTTGGAAGACAAACAAAGAGACAACAGGCATGTCTGACATAATGAAGCACTACCATGTAACAACAGCGGATAAGATACCTGTAAGAGAAGTGGCTCTCCACTGTATGCAGGACACACAACTTACCTTTGCATTATATAACAAGTTCTATCCAGATTGTGACAGGACCAACTGTGATATTGAGTGGAAGATCATTGAGCTACTTTTCAAAATAAGCAAACGTGGCATAGCTATAGATCAAGAACTTAGGGCCAAGTATGAAATGATCTATACTAAGGAAGTTGAATATCTTAAGGGGCTATGTGAAAGTTATGGATTCAGTCCAGGTTCACCACAGCAGGTAGCTTACATAATGGCAAAGAGGGGAGTGATGCTTCCTTATAATAAGAAGAAGTGGGGCAGTAATGCCAAGACTTCCCTTGACACATCTGAGGCAGCTTTGGAGTTTTGCTCTGATCCATTTGCACAGATAGTACTTAAGTACCGTCATGTTAGTAAGGCCCTCAACACATATCTTATTCCTATGGGCAGGAACCCTCGAGTATACACCCAGTTCCATCTCGATGTGGCTACTGGAAGGGTAGCCAGTCGTGACGTTAACTTACAGAACATACCAAACCCAGACAAAGAACGAAACATTAATATAAGGAATTGCTTTATACCTGACAGCGGAACATTCACCGACTTTGATTATTCACAGATAGAACTTAGAGTATTAGCTAACTTATCACATGACAAAGAGATGATGAGAGTATATGACAACGACCTTGACATACATCAGGACACAGCTGACTTCATGGGTGTGGATCGTAAGATATGTAAGAGCGTCAACTTCGGAATGGTGTATGGAGCAACAGCGCAAACCCTTATGGAAACAGCAAAGATACCTGACCTTAAACGATGTGAGCAGCTTATTGATACTTGGTTTAAGAGATATTCTGGTGTAAGAGATTGGATTTATGAGCAACAGAAGTTTGGTCTGTATAAGGGGTACATCGTTACGCTATTTGGCAGAAAGATACGTATGCCAATTGAAGAAGGCGATGAAGAATCAATTAAGAGAAAGGCAGTTAACTATACAATACAAGGAACAGCTGCTGAAATAATGAAACGAGCAATGATTAAATGCACTCATTTGCCCATAGTACTCCAAGTCCATGATGAGTTATTGTTTGATGGAAAGGTCGATCTGGAGTTAGGGCTTGAGAATATAGCAGCGTTTAAGACGCCAATAAGTATAAAGGAGGTCAGTAAATGGGAGTAGTTAATTACAAAGAAGGAGACCTTGATGCACAGAAACTTGAATGCGACAACTGTGGTGAGCAAGTCGATATGGTTGTTAAGTGCCCAGGGTGTGAAGCTTTTTGCTGTGAGCAATGTTACGACTACACTTCGCAAGATGTATGTGAAGAATGCCTAGACAATCAGGTAGAAGATGGAGACGATGAAGAAGATGAACCCGACACAAAGTAAGCAATCAATTATTTTGGTCTTATTTTAACTATTTGTGCCATAAAGGAGTAATATGACAAGCAGAAGAGAATTCTCTACAAGTATAAAAGCAAGTGTGTACAAAAGAGATGGCAGTAAATGTATATACTGTGGGGCTTCTGCTTGTCGTATTGACCATGTAGTACCAGCTAGCAAGGGTGGGCCAAACATAAAAGCTAATGCAGTGTGCTCTTGTGATAGGTGTAACTATCTAAAGGGCAGTAGCCTAAACATAGACTTTATTACAAGAGCTATATTCTGGCTAGACACACATAACGAAGATACTTCATGGGTAGATAGATTTATAGCTGGAGAATACATACCATATGTAAGGCCTGAACCTGACGATATAGACATGGACTATTTACTTGCAGTTTGTTATGTTGCTTGCTTTACATAATATACACAATCGCCGGAAACGCCCCTAAAACGTCAAAATATGGGGCATCCAGAAACCCAATGTTCCAGACGCCCCACGTTATTAAACGCCCAAAATCGCCCAATCAGGCCAAAATATTCGACTATATGATGCCATCCAACCCATATTTACACCATGCCCTGTTGAGTAGGAGTCAATACGTTCTGTGCCTTGACTTGACTCTTGTCTTTCAGTATTGACCAGAACAGATTAAGTTTATTGACTGATTCCTGTAGTGATCTATTTGCACTGTCATTGTAAGTGGCTCCCATAGCAGAAGCTATTTGTGCATACTGACCATAAGTTGGGCCTACAGATGCGCCACCTTTATTTAGTGCATCAATCTTAGGTTCACCAGTATCAAGATAAGCTTGACCATTTCCCATAACAGTTCCAGCTGCTACTGTGTACAGTCGTGACTTGGCTTCCAGTGCATAGCCCTCAGCACCAAGCATAACTACATCGTCAAGGTAGCTGGGCCAAGTGCCATCAGAACTGTCTGTGTTCATAGTGTGCTCTGCATCGTAGTATACAACAATACGCTTACCAGCACTTAACTGGATTTGTGAACCAGTCTTTGGTGATAACAGGTAAAGGTAACTCCCCCATAATTGATGACTTACAAACTCCTGTGGTGTGTTACCAGCTGGGTACTCTACCATCTTGATCTCCATAACATCTGCTATTATGTCTGAGATGTCAAGGCCTATCTTAAGCTTAGAATAGCTAATGTGATACTCTGTTGACGCTTCCAAAGTGCCATCAAGAGCAGCTGCTATGGGAGTAATCACACCAGTTACACAGTTAATGGTATAGTCTGTACCATCAACATAAGTTGTAGCGCCATCAGTGCTTTCCACTTTGTATGACGCTGGCTTGATGTTGGTGTTAGCAAGAGTAACTGCTGTGGTAAGTGTACTGCCTGTTGTCCAGTCCTCATCTGTCACATCAAAGGACAGCTCATACTCCTGCAACAGTCTTCTTGGTATTGAGCGAGACAGGTCCTTGACTGCACGCTTGATACATGATTCAAGTATCTCGTCAGTTAGATCATTATCATTACCAAGATGGCTCTGCATCTCCTCAATCATATCGTCTAAGTACATATTAGACCTCCTTCTTATTTATTACTAGAGCATTTAAACGCTAGGGGATTTTGACTTGTTAGGGATTAAGCAGTTTGTTTTACTATATATATGCCTCTACAGTAATATCTGTAATTGGATAACTGACAGCCTGAATAATTGGTTGCTCAGTGGTTCCTGGGCCTGTCCAACCAGTACCATAAGGACTTGGCAAAGCACCAAAAGCCTGATCCTTATAAAAGTATCTCCCAGCTTCAGTCTTGTATCCTATAAGTTCAGCGCTTGTAATATATGCTAACCAATATACAGTCCCACTAGTAATATTAACATTACTAGTAAGATTAGCAAACACCATTCTTTCAGCACCTGACGATACTGCTGTTGAGGCTGTTACTGCTAAAGGATTTCCTGTAGGATTGTTACCAGTACCATCATCAGCATATATTCCTAATATAATATTTCCAGTGCTAGTACCTTTCACTCTTACCCCAATAGAAGATGCTATGCCATTAGCATTAGCAGTATATTTACACACAAACACTCTATTATAAGTTGCCCATCCATTACTGGCTACATCATCATGACCAGCTACCTTGTAAAGTGTTACATTAGAGCTTTTCCACTCTATAATTCCACCACTATCAGATACTACCAATATGTAGCCAACTCCATCTGCAGTAGCTATAACTAAATGTCCAGTCCCACTTGGCTCTGGGGTTTTTGCTTCACCATTCTTTCTAAATGTTAAATTAGTCACAGATAAAGAATGACACCTTAAATACACTAATGCAGAATTTGATCCTATAGTCGTATGTAAGTCTAAATCCTCAAATGAGTTAGTTTTATGGGCAGGCCCAAACACTACAGATGCTGGAAATGATACCCCAGAACCTGATAAGCCCAATATAGTCTTTGTCTCTTCAAGTGTCTTCTTAACAACTGTGCCACTAGCTGATGCAACTAGAAAATCACCAGCTGCAGTAGCAAGAGCATGCTTTATGTACTGCGTATGGTCATCATCAGTTAGACCAGTAAGTGCGGCACCATGATCTAACTTACCACCTTGAGCTCCTGTACTCTGATGGGTATGGTCAGCACTTTCTAGCCTATACTGAGTATGTGGATCAGATTCAGCAACATGAGCAGCAAAGGCGGCTGCTACTTCTGCAGTAACATTATCAGACATAGCAAATGCTTCAAAGGCACTTTCTACCCAGCCAAAGTACTCATCAAGATCATCCCTATAGTATAGCATTGGAGCACCACTTGGATTGCTTGGGAAGCTTGTTCCATGAGCTTCACCAAAGGAGCCTTGCTGACTCATAACTACTGGATTAGCAAGTGACAACATAAATGCTTCATCAACAATAAGGAAGACCTGAGACCCAACATCATGCACAGCTGGTGGAGTACCAAACTCACCACGAATTATTATACCAGTGCTCTTAGTATAATACATTGTCTCATCATCTATGTGTATGAAGCATTTTGCACCAGTAGGAAACTGTGTTATGTCAGCCATACTTATAACTGATGTGTTGATTTCGAGCTTACTCACCAATGTAGTTATGTACTTCATTATACACTCACCAACTTAACAGTATCAGTATATATACCTTTCTCGTTATCATACTCAAACTCATATTCTATCACTCTTAGGTCTTTGTCAATGTTCGCCAGATCAACAAAGTTAATGACGTCCAACAGTTCCAAACTGGAGTTGTGACTGAAAGATGCACTGCCCCTATCAGCACCAAGCCTGTGTTTTGCAAGTACATTAGTCCCTACAGATTCACAGTCATCATCTGTTGGTATTGAGTCATCAGTAATAACTCCTAACTTATAACCATCACGAGTCAGGTCCTGCACATGCCCATAACAAGGATTGCCACTATAGCTCTTACCAATAACATATACTTGGTTAGGAAGCCAGGGCTCATCAAGATTAAGGTGAGCAACACAAGGATACGGTTCACCAACAAGTATCTGTCCATACAGTGTTCCTGCTGTTCCTAATAGCAGGCTTGCATCATACTGACTTATGTAGCCAAGAATGCTCTCACCACTACAGCCATATATCAGTTCAAGGTCTATAGCGTGACCATGCATGCAGACTCCAGGTTTATGAGTTGCTGTACCAAGCAATATATTATGCTCTATAACAAGATCACTTGTATCGTACCAGTCACCCCAGACCTCAAAGAGTAGATCAGCAGATGGACTTGTTGCTGTCCAAGCACCCATTAGGCCAGTGCCACAGTTCCCACCAGCATAACCATCAGTTGTCTCATACTTAGCATACACTATGCCACTTGCAGATGCTGTTGATGATGAGATAACAAGAGCATATACTGTGCCACTTGCCATTAAGTATTGAGGCACTGCTACATACACAGACAGCCACTCACCATCAGTACTTGTTGTTATGCCTGACACATTAAGAGTTGCTAAAGCCAACACAGAGCCAGTCGGTACTCCAGCAGCTGTAGCATACAGACCCACAGTTATCTGTGAAGGGTTATTTGCTCTGTACAGCTTGAACCTGTAATACTTGGTTGAGTAGTTGTCATCTGGTGTTATCGTCTGGTATACTGATTGAGTAGAGTGGACTGCCAGCTGACTCAATGATGCACCAGTTGTCAATGATGCAACAAGTGAGGCATAGTCTTCTATATTAATATGGTTAGCAGTTCCCAGCAGTAAGTTACCACTGAAGCTTGGAATATAGTATACTGTTATATAGAACTGGTATCCGTATGAGCAAGCATATCCTAAATAACCTTCCTTAAATGCTGTACCAGTATATGCACTATCAAGCTTGAGCACTCCTTGCAGATCATCAATATTTGCCCAGGACCAGTTAGCTGATGTTGCTGGATTAAGATATAATGTATAAGACACTTCAGATGTAACTGATGATAGATTTACTGCAGTACATAAGTAATTAGTACTTCCTATCCTTACACCAACTTGTCCTGTCATTACTCCATTTGCGCCAAGTCCTTTAGCTTTACATGTAACAACTACTCTACTTATATACCCACTCTCATCTGTATGATTTAGCATAGTGAATATGTCAGTACCAGTTGCTGACCCACTTGCAGCATCAATACCAGAATCAGCCTTAACGTAATCTGCTTCATCCAGCACGGCCTCATCAAGCAGTGTATAATGATTCACTGCTGCTGAAGGGGTCAGACTCACTGACACATCAGCTGTTGGTCTAAGTATTAAAGTAAGTTCTGCCATCTATACTCCAGCTTAGATCAAAGTCAGATTCTCGTATATGCTTCTGCACAAAGCCATGACCAGGTGGGCACTTGCCATAGCTAATAACAAGGCTATCTATATTGTGCTTGTTACTTACTGACATCTTATCAGTACTAATTGAGTCACCAATTATGACTGATGCCTTACCAGTCTTACCCTCATACTTGGTAGCCCTTACTGTTTTAAGGCACCATCTCCACAATGCATCATAATTTGATTTGCTTCCATGCCAAGTATGGTAGTATGACACAGGCCCACACAGGCTTACACAAGGTACTGGCCCATCAAATCCAGTACACCTATCACACACCTGAGTGAACTCCAGACACTCCTTCAGCTCCCTCATACACATCATCTCATTAAATATCTCAAAGTCTAATAGCCTGTCAAACCCAAGCTCCTTCAGACCAGTATCACGCCTATATACTGCATCTATTACCCACTCATCCTTGTGCCCAGTATCTTTTAGCTGTCTTGCTTCAATCTTCTCTTCCCTACAATAATCTATCAGGTCACGCCCTTTAAGCAACCTTTCAATGTCAGTCATACTGCGCCATTTAGAAGGACCAGTAAATGTTACAACAGTACTTGGCTTATTAATGCCACCTGGCCTTGAAATAAGAGTTGGCAGGTTTATAACTACCGGTACTCCAGGAGGATATACTTTCTTATTCATAAGTACTCCTTATGAAGATGCAGCTACAGTAAACTTAAACAGACCAGCAGTTGCCACATTGAAAGTCAGTGGGCTTGCAGTTAGTGATATTGCCGTCTCCAGATCAAAACTGCAGAGCCACTTCTTATTGGCATCACTGGCTGGTGTACTGTCATAGAAGAACAGATACTGTACGTCAGCAAGTGTAAGACTTGCCCAGTATGGATTGACACATTTGAATGTAGTTTCCCTACTTGCATATGTAAGGGACTTATTGCCACATTCAACTCCACCAGCTGTGTAGCCAGTTCCTGAGTCAGACACTTCATATGCCTTTACATCATTGTAGCTGGTATTGGTGTCTTGGTCAATTACTGCAGATGCTGTGCTCTTCAATAGTGCACACTTGACTGCAGTTCCAGCTACTGCAAGGTCAGTAATAAGTGCCCTCAGAGCCAGTAACGGTAACTGTCCACATAAATATCCTACTGTCATATTGTCCTCCTATTGCATTGGGAATAGCATTTTATGAGTTGGGCCATCAGTTGTCTTAGTATCAATTATGATGCCCTTAGTACCCTTAAATATTAGTGAGTCATTACACTTAGCAAGTACCCCTCTTACCTTCTCACCATAAGTGTCACCTGTGTTAATAACTATATTGGGATAGAATCTGTCAATAAAGGTTGACTTGCATCTGTTCTCAAGTGTTAGTCCGCAGGCATTAACTATCATCTCGATAAACTCATAAGCTGTATACCTTGTTGTGTAGTACAGTGGATTATACTGTATTGGATTTATGAGTATTGGATGATTGAAGGTGTGATCATTGAGAACACCCCAGCCATCAACAGCAACAATAAGTAAGTATGCTACGTTGTCCATTCTACCGTGACCTATGTAGTCTATAAAGAGACCATCATTTTCAACAGTATGTTCTACACCATTAACTTCTACACCAGTGTATAACTTAATATGGGCGCCATTGATAAGAGTTGCAAGTGCATCAGAGCCAGGATTGTCATATGTTCCATCACTGTTGTCTATTGCTACAGTAAGTATCCCTTCATCATTTACATTCTTGCGTAACTTAGCTTTTCTGACAACTGTTGATGGAACTGTAGTTTCTGTACTACCCATGCCATGAAGTGACAAGGTTGGGGCTGTCCAGTATTTTGGCCTAGGTGCGCACCAGACAGATGCACCACTCACTCCAAACACATAGTCATCATTATACATCAGTTTCATAGGATATGGGCACTTCAGACTAGTACATTTCCAGAATGTTGACTCCTTA